CAAAAAGACTATAATAGAAGTGCAGATCTGCAAAGAAAAGCAAGACAAGCTGCGAAACAACAAGAACAATTTAGCTGGGTATACAAAGGATAAAAAATGGCTGCTCCGAAAAATGATAAAGGTAACAGAAACCCTAATTCTAATCTTTTCCAAAGATTGACTAGGCTTTTCTCTGGTCCGATTGTTAATTATCGCTCTCAAACCTATCGAAAAGAGCGAAGAAGGCAGATGGATAAGTACAACTTTACGTCTGCTTCTGGTAAGCAATTCAAAAAATCTATTCACGATCCATTCGCCAATACAACCTACAATTATGTTGCATCCCAAGGGCGAGCAGAAAGATACGCAGACTTCGAGCAAATGGAGTATATGCCAGAGATTGCGTCAGCCATTGATATTTACGCAGATGAAATGACAACCTCTACTTTCATCAACAATCTTTTAACAATTGACACCAGAAATCAAGAGATTAAATATATTCTAGAAGAGCTTTATATGGACATTTTGAATGTTGAGTTTAATCTTTTTGGATGGTGTCGTTCGATGTGTAAGTTCGGAGACTTCTTTCTTTACTTGGATATCGAAGAAGGAAAAGGTATCACAAATGCCATTGGGCTTCCAACGCACGAGCTTGAAAGGTTGGAAGGTTTGGATAAAACAAATCCAAATTATATTCAATACCAGTGGAACTCGGGTGGTTTAACTTTTGAAAACTGGCAAGTTGCTCACTTCCGCATCTTAGGAAATGATAAATATTCTCCCTATGGGACTTCTGTTTTGGAGCCAGCGAGAAGGATTTGGCGACAATTAACTCTTATTGAAGATGCAATGATGGCTTATCGCATTGTTCGCTCTCCGGAAAGAAGGATCTTCAAGATTGAAGTTGGTAACATTCCTCCGCAGGAAGTGGAGCAGTATGTCCAAAGGGTTATGACCCAAATGAAAAGAAATCAGGTTATTGACCCTGACACCGGTCGCGTTGACCTTCGCTATAACCCTCTTTCTGTTGAAGAAGATTACTTCCTTCCTGTGCGAAACGGAGTTGGCTCTGACATTTCTTCTTTGGCCGGTGGTCAGTTTACCGGTGATATTGATGATGTAAAGTATCTTCGTGCTAAGTTGTTTGCTGCTTTGAAAGTTCCAGAGTCTTACCTTGCCGGCGGAGAGGCTGGTGGTGAAGTCGAAAAAGGCGCTCTGGCGCAAAAAGACGTTCGCTTTGCAAGAACAATTCAAAGGTTGCAAAGATCGGTGATCTCTGAATTGGAAAAGATCGGGATCATTCACCTTCACACTTTAGGCTACAAAAACAAAGATCTGGTTTCTTTCAAGCTGCGTTTGAGCAACCCGTCCAGAATTGCAGAACTCCAAGAGTTGGAATACTGGCGAACCAAGTTTGATATTGCTGCATCTGCAACTGAAACTTACTTCTCTCGTCGTTGGATTGGTGAGAATATTTTCAACCTTTCCGAGGCAGATCAACTAAGAAACGAAAGAGAGCAGTTCTACGACCGCGTGTTTATTGCAGAATTGGAAAAAGTAGCAGAAGTGGCAGAAAATGAAAGAGGTGGAATTGGCGGCGCTGGAGATGACCTAGGCGGAGATGCTGCCGGAACAGATGCTGGAGAATTAGACACCGGTTTAGATTTAGATCTTGGTGGCGAAGCCGGCGGTGGTGAAGACACCGGTTTAGATTTAGGCGGTGATGCCGGCGGAGGTGGAGAAGAGCCTATGCTGCTAGCTACCCCGGGTAAGAGAGATGACGAAGAATATAAATACGAAAAAGATGGAATGACAACAACTTCCAAATCAAAAGGAAAGTGGTATAAACCAGTCACCAGTGATAAAAGAACATCACTGGCTCCAAAAAAGAAAAACTACAAAGCAAAGTATTCAGATCGTTCCGCTAGTAGATCTAAAGAGAATATCTTTCCAGATTTTAATTCATTTGTAAGATCGAGCAGGGGGATGTATGAGGGAAAAGGATCTAATTATTCAGATGTTATAAACAACACAAGAGAAGTGGATAAGCTCTTGAAAGAATTGGAGAATAAAGATGAAAACTAAAAAGCTCAAGCATAATAAGAAAAGAAACACTGCTTTTCTTTATGAGTGTTTAGTCAGGGAAATGACAATCTCAGTATTAAACAAAGATAAAGAGAAGGCTGCAAAGATTAAAGATTGTCTTAAAGAGTTTTTCAAAAAAGGTACAAGTCTGAATAGGCAATTGGATACCTATAAGACTCTTTACAATACCACCAATTGTTCTTTGAACAATGCTCATCGTCTTCTTCACGAAGCGAAAGATAAAAATTACAAGATTGATGAAAAAGAGCTTTTCAACGAGCAAACAAGATTGATCAATTTTATGAACAAAGAGTTGGGTTCTGGTATTTTCAATTACTTTCTTCCCAATTACAAAACAATCGCTTCTATTTCACAGATCTTCAATAGGGATACGAGTGTTAAAAACCGCGTTCTGTTGGAGAATGAAGTTGTTAAAGGAATGTTGAAACCAATCCAAGAAAAGAAAGAAGTTGTTACAGACAATCTTGTTTTTGATGTTTTTATGAAAAAGTTCAACGAGAAATACGGAGAAGATCTCTTCGAAGAACAAAAAGATCTGATCAAAAGATATCTTTTCTCCCTAGATGGCTCCAATTCTGAGGTTGTTCTCTTCTTGGAGCAGGAAATGGAAAAAATTGAAGCTGATCTTCGTTTGATCGAAACAAAAGAGATCAACCCACAAGTTAAAGATAAGATTTCCAAAGTAAAACAGACCCTCAAAGAGGCGGAGCAGATTGACGACAAAATGGTCCTTAAAATTCTTAAAATCCAGCAGCTTATAAGAGAGTTCAAGAATGTTTAAGATTAAAATTCAACCTCCGGGCTATCATAAAGAGATTGAAATTGAATGCGTCAAGACCTTGAATGGCGATCTAATGTTTAATAGTCATCCTGAATTCGATATACATTTGGATGTGAAAAACAAAAAGGTTATCACCGTTGCAAAGCAGGAGCACGGTGCAGACGCTTATCCGATTCAAGATGAGTTTTTAAATTATCTATGTCAAAAAGGTGCAACAGATTACACGTCCATTAAAGCCGGCTATGTTCCAAACTCTTTGGGTGCGAAACTGTTAGAGCCAAAAGATGATGACTTAAATTCTTTCGATGTTGTTATTTTTCTAATCCACAAGTATCTAAAAGAAAACGAAAAGTATATTAATTTTATTGAAACTTTTGAAGATCAATATGAAGAAGATCTAACCAATCCAACACCGGAAGAGTCCACGGAGCTTGGCGAAGTTCCACACAAAGAAAGACAAGGATCAGTTCCTCCTAATAAATATTATGGATATGGTTATGGATACAGGCCCTATGTCTATGAGGGCATTGAGAAGGATAATTGATGGATTTATTTTATTTTTTGCTAGTTGGTTTTGGAATGACACAGATTTTGGTTTATGGTTTTATTTTTGATAACATTCGTCCAAAGCATCATTTTTTTCATTGTCCGATGTGCGTCGGTTTTTGGGTTGGGGTTTTTTTGTGTACAATAAATCCCTTTGTATCACTATTTAATTTTGATGTCACAATAGCAAATTGCTTTTGTTTGGGTTGTTTAAATTCAGGCACAGCATATGTTTTGTGTAATCTTTTTGGAGACTCTGGAATAAGAGTGGAAAGGAGCTAACTATGTGGAACGAAAAATGGAAATTGCAACCAGTTCGACGCTGTTGTAAAGGTAAGTAGCTCGTGCCGCTAGCGGCGGCGTTCAAAAAGTAAAAGGGACTTGTATAATGTCAAAGAAGTTATTAACAGAGTTTTATGAATTATGCCCCAATGGGGTTTGCGAAGATATATTAACGGAATCGGAAAAAAGAATGGTTAGGGAAAACGGTGCTCTTTTTCTTTCTGGTGTGATCCAAAGAGCAGAGCATTTGAATGGTAATGGCAGAGTTTATCCCCGACCTATCCTGCAAAGAGAAATGGACACTTACCGCAGACTGATCGAAGAAGGAAGAGCAGTTGGTGAATTAGATCACCCAGACTCTTCTGTTGTTAACCTTCGCAATGTTTCCCACAAAGTTACTGATTGCTGGTGGGATGGTAATAACGTTTATGGAAAATTGCAAGTGCTGAATACACCTTCTGGTCAAACTCTTCGCGCTTTGGTTGAAGGTGGAGTTAAGATTGGGATCTCATCGCGTGGATTAGGCTCTGTTGTTGAGTCTGCCGGCAGAACATTAGTAGAAGATGACTTCCAACTTATTTGCTTTGACATTGTACAAGAACCTTCTACTTCTGGTGCTTTTCTTTTCCAAGAAGAAAAACAAAGGCTTCACGAAAACAAAAATGTAAAAATCAATTCACTTTTAGACGATATTTTAAAGGGATAATATGAAGATCAATCTCGAAAAGCTAAAAAACATTATCAGACCCATTGTTAAAGAAGTTATTGAAGAATCTTTGACAAAAGACGGCCTTTTAGCTTCTATTATTCAAGAGACAGCAATTGGCTTGGCTAAGGCACAAGTTATTGTCGAAGAAAAGAAAACCAATCAATCTCAAAAGATTAGAGTGGAAGAACAAAATAGAAAAAATCAAGAAGCAAGAAAAAAGCTTTTGGATTCGATTGGGAGCCAAAGGTTCAATGGTGTGAATGTTTTTGAAAACACAAAGCCAATGACTGCTCAGGAAAGCAGCCGTTCCCCTTTGGCAAATCAAGATCCAAATGATGCTGGTATTGATATTACAGCACTCCCGGGAATGGGAAACTGGTCTAAACTAATTTAAGGGAATAAAATGGCTACAAATGTAAAAATCTTTAAAAGAAAAAATGAAACAGAAGAAAACCTTGTTAGGCGATTCATCAAAAAGTGCAAAAAAGAAAGGATCGTTGAAGAAGCAAGGGAAAGAAAAGAATATCTTAAACCTTCTGTAAGAAAGAGAAGAAAGCGCGAAAGAGCGCAAAGACAAAGAGAAAGAGATGCTCGAAAGGCTGCAAAGCAGTTCGAAAAGTTCAAGGCAAGAAAAAGGAATAAATCAAAATGACTTGGAAATATTACGATGCTGGAATTGGAAACACCGCGTCTTATCAAGTGAGTGGACACCCGTGGGTTACTGGCTCTGCATTAACTCAAAATACAACTGTTGAGATTTCTTTTCCCTTTGTCACAAAGGCATTTACTGTGATTAACAAAGGTGCTAATGATCTTCGTGTTCATTTTTTAAACAACACTAACGCAAAAGCAGATCATTATGTCACGGTCAAGAACACTGGTTCTTTGCCGCAAGGATATCGCTTCGAAGTTAAATGTGACAAAATGTACATTACAGAGCCAAACTTGGCTGCTGGTTCCTACGAAGTTTTTGCAGAATTGACAAGGATTGATGACGCTAGAATGTTTGCCCTAACAGGCTCAGGAATTGACGAGTAATGGCTAGAAGGTATACTGATTCTTCTTTTGTTATTCAAACTTTGGCAGAGCTTTCTAGTCAAAGAGATAAGACGATTGATCAGGTTCCTTTTTCAATTGGGCCGCTAACAGCAGCAGGGTTGCATCAAAGAAACAATGCTTATATTGTTTCAGAGAGAGAAAGCCCAAAAGATTTTTTATTTGAGGTTGAAAATATGAATTTTAATTTTAGAGAAATTACAGAAAGTACAACGGTCACTGCAAATGACCGTGTGATTGGTGTTAAAACAACCACTGCTGAGGCTTCTGTTACAATCAATCTTCCCGCTGCTGCGACTGTTAGGAACGGATTTGCGCTTATTGTTAAAGACACCGAAGGAAGTGCAGCAGATTATAACATTGTTGTAGATGCATATGGCTCTGAAACAATTGATGGCGGAGCAACCTTCACGATTACTAAAAACTATGCTGCTATCAACTTTGTTACAAACGGCTCCAACTGGTTTGTTTATTAATAAAAGGATATAGAAAATGGCTTATAAACAGGGTGCAGAGGTAGATGGTGTTGGTGGCGC